TTCTTTACTCCAAATATATAAATATTCTACATCGCCATAATCTTCAGTGGCTCTGCCAGAATCTACAAACCCCACCATTGTTATAAACTTTAAAAACTTCTTATCTTTACCATCCCACACTACATACTTAGGGAGAGGTTCTTCTTCTGCTACTCTTTGTATATCTTCTAGTATCTCTGGTTTAGTTGTCTTATTCCATTTGTGTATATCTAAATGACAAATTACACTGGGAATACTATCTATCTCAATATAATCAAAACAAATAAAGTGTGTTGGTTTATCACACTTAGGTATATTTCCCTGCATTTTTATGCTTTCATAATATAAGCTAAAGCATAATATGGGGGTAAATTTGCATTAGTACCGGACACACCAGAAGTTCCGGTTGTAAATGTGTGGGTGTGCGCTCCTGCCGTATTAGTAGAGTATTGCAATCCGGGAGTTCCACCACCAGCACCAATTTTACCCCCCATTTCCTCAAAATCTCCAATTTCAGCAGTATGGGAGTGAGTTCCGTTTGAATCTGTAGTGCCTGTATGAGTGTGTGCAACGACAACAGCATCTGCACTACCCCCTGTAGAATTTACGGAATATGTTGACCCTGCCCCTACAATAAATCTATCACGTAAATTTGGGGTGCCGTTTGTACCATCACATAATAACCAGCCTGTAGGAACTGCTCCCACACTACCTGACCAAATAATAATGCCCCCTTGAGGCACACTGTTCTGAAATACAAAAGCAGTTGTCGCGAGTCTTGTAGAATTATTTCCAAGAGTCTGGGTTGGCGCAGTAGGATTCCCTAAGAAAGCAGGGCTAGATATATCTGCTTTAGTAGCCACGGCTGTTTGTATAGCATTAAACTCGTCATTAATCTCAGCACCCTTAATAATCTTATTAGGGTCGCCTGTTAACAAGGAGTCTTTCGCTTGAAAATCTGTGCTTTTTACGTAATTTGACATATTAGTATAACTTCCCTAATTTAAAGAATATCTCTGCTTTTTGTATTGATACTGGTGCACCATTAATAACAGTTTCTACACCAAACTTAACTACTCGACCACTGCCCCCAAGATTCACACGAATCTCTGAGATTAAAATACCACCAGTGTACTCACCAATGTTATACTCTGCAATGTTATACTCAGAAGGAACACTTGACTCATTACTTGCAAATGTTCTTGATGTAAATGAAGATGAGTAGTCAAAGCCATATTTAATTACAAAGTCTTGTGTTTCATTACCAATAAGAGTTACAGCACACTTCTTCAAGAATTTTAATATTGATGGTGATGATACATCTGTATTAGATGTAAAATAACTCATACGATAAGAGGCTAAGTTGTCAGTGTAGCCAAAGTATCTAGCTATACCTCCTGCTGCTCCTAAGTATAAATTTCTATCTTCAGTTGTACAAAAACTCTTAAAGTTTAAACCTGTCCAAGTAGTTACGCGAGAGCCACCATTCTCTAACACATTCCGCATATCGAAGCAATAGATTAAATTTGTTGCTGGAAAGGATAATAGATAAAACGCATCTCTTTCAAAGTAAGCGCTCTTAATGTTTGTCAATGTCTCATTGTTAATATTATCAACTAATTCATCACGAATGTTAATTGACAACTCACGCATAGGCATTGACTTCTCTTGGATAGTGCGAGCTAGACTACGAACACCACTACGAGACAAGAACACTAAGTCTTTACCTGTTTTCTGTACAGAGTCTCTTGTAATACAACCAACACCAGTAATTACATCAGATAATGTAATGTCTGTTGGAGTTGTTGGATTCCCATAAACAACAATGTTATTCTTGCAGAAAACCACTAAGAAACCATTGTGGTCTGCTAAAGCAACAATCTCATCATTATTACCAACTACAGCACTAATGTCTAACGTACCACTACCTGCCCCTGTAAACTCTGTTCCGTCAAGAAGTAATGAGTAGTAAATTGTATGCTTGTTGTTAGACATACCAGCAGTCCAGATTCTACCAAAAGCAGACAAGACACAATTAGGGTCAAATGTAGCTGTAGAATATCCTGTAGGAACTGTCCCAACATCCCCTACTTGATAGAATATCTGCCCAGCACCAATATCAGTATAGACAATTAAAGGATTACCAGACTGCCCTAAGAAAGCCTCTGCTTCAGCACTAGGACCACTACCCACAGGTAAACTCTGAGTTTGCCAATTATCATTGCTTGTAGATAAAGCCACATCTAAAGTGTTTAAAGCATTTCTTACTTTCTTTTCTGTAAGAGTGTCAGAACCTATAAATAGCTTACCACCCCCCGCAGAAATATAAGTAATAGTGCCAGTTGTGTCTTTAAACTCAAAGATAGATTTAATGTAATCTGTGTCTAAAAGAGAATCATTATCTGTAGAGACATATTGCCATCCTCTACGACTACCTAATCTGCCAAACCTGTCAATAATGCAATTAGTGGCAATAGTGGCATACCCACTTTCCAAAGTAACTTCACTCTCTTGACTGTTTAAGCCAAGAAAGCCCGGAGCAGAGATTGATGCACTTTGTAATCTTCCACTCATGTCGGGTACCAAATAATTTCATCAAGGCGCATATTAGACTCTATAGCAATGTAGTCTGAAAGAATACGATTGTAGCGTTGTTCTTGTTCTGTATATCCACCATCATCCCCGCGCTCTGAAATAGCTCTTGCTAAAGCACCTTCCACAACTAATTGATATGGAATATTAATAACATCCCCATCCGCGTCTAAATCAGCTTGGGGTTTTACTATGTTAAATCTTAATTCATAACTAGCATCTGGGATAGGGTAGATGTCAACAATGTGGTCGCCATTTGTAGAAACACCATTAGGGTTATAATAGTATGGACTACCTTCTTGAGCAACACTGCCTTGAAAAACTCTATCAAACCAATGAGTAGTTTGATACTTCATCTCAAAGTCGTCTGTGTCATTATAGACATCCAAGAAACGACAACGAGTAGTTGAATTGGACAACTCATAGGAGTAAACTCCATCAGTTGTAGTGACAGAGATTGTTGTACGTAAAGTTGACCAATTCCAAGTATCTTCCACTTCACGTTTAACCACATTGACAAACTCACCAATGAGTTTAGAATATGGGTTATCTTGAACAGAAGTAACCTCGTTCTCACGAAGCCTTACAAGAATCTTATTTACAAGTTGCAAGTATGTCATATCATTCCTTTTATAACATTATAACACAATTTAGTTATAAAGTCAATTAAATTTTACTCACAACCATATACATCACATTGTTTTTGGTATACATTGTATAAAGTCTCATAATCATAGTCTGTAACTTTACAAGCATCTACAACTGTCGCAAGGGCCTCGTTGCAGTTTCCTCCGGCTTCGGAAGGTCTGCTGGTATTTTCTGCCACTTGGGGCAAGTTAATGCTATTGGTTGTGGAGTTGCGCAACTTGACAGCATCCCGATAAATACTAAGCTGATTACTAATTTCATTGATTGAACCTTTCAGTTTATCTTCTACTTTCTTGCGTTCTAATCCTGCACTGATTAGAGCCTGCTTATGCTCAGTAATTACTGCTTTAACCGTATCTTCAGATTGTTTCTTTAGGAAAGCATTCTTAGCCTCTTGTAAATCAGCTTGAAGTTTTACACTAGACTTATACTCTGCAAACTGCTCTGATACATTATCATATCTTGTTTTGTAAAAGAACGTAGTAGCTAGGATAATAACTATCACCAAGTATTTCCAGTATTGCAGGATAAAGGTCATTTCATTCCTTCATGTTCCAACGAGTAATGATTGCCGTCATTAAAACGACCACCCCAAGTACCTCCTTGGGATTCCCACCACTCCCCTAACACTTTATGGTCATCAGATTTATCTAAGAAAACCCCATCTTTAAATAAATTAAGGTCAATTGCTAATCTAATTTTATGACAAGACTTACTATGTCCATATCCTTTCTTTAAACCGATGCCTCCATGTAAACGGGGGTCTCGGTAAGCATCGCCAAGAGTGACTTCATACCCTAAGTCATAGGCTTTAATAATTAAGTCAGCCACCATTCTTGCGAATTTAGATTGTTTGCTTCGTAAACTCATTGTCTGCTTTCTGAGTATATTTTAAAGATAAACCCTTGTAATACAGAAATTGGGGCAGTTACAGCAGCAATAATTAAAGCCACATCTGACCCATTCTTGTTTGTAAAGGTAGCAAAATCAGCAGCCCATTGAAAAGCCGCCCAAGTCATCCACACTGTTATGTACAATACAAAAGACCTAACAGAGACAAAGTTTTTATTATCTATCCAAGAGATAATAGACATATTATTTACCAGAGAGGTGTTGCACAAGATTATCCCAAAAGAATATGACAGCCGCCGTTACAGAGGCTGCCCACACCAAGAATCGTTTAGCCAAAACACCCCATTTATAAACCACTTTAGCCTCTTTAAACATAGTTACCATTTCCCCAGTGTTATCTGCGATGGTTTTTGTCAAGGCTGTGTTTTCTTGTAAGGAGGTAGTTAAATCTGTTAAACGTCTGTCGTGGCGTTCTAGTGTATCTTTGTGTGATTCTAACTTGTCCTCCATTTTGGAAATCCTTTGATTTATGCAATCGTATTCTGGCATTACTGCACCTTTCTTGGTCATTAATTTTTATTCCCTTAACCTATCTTTGTAGGTTATTGGGTAGAAATGTTCCCATCCCTACCCTGTTAATTTAACTATTTAGCATACTTAATAGCTAACAACTCTGCGGTTGCGTTAGACAAAGCTAACTTAGCATTGTCCGTATCAAGTTGTCTTACCACTCCCTCTAGTTTACAAGACTGCTCTAATATAAGGGCCTTAACTTCACAACAACATTCAGCTAACTGGGTAGACAAAGCATACTGAGAGTTAGTAACAGCCAGAACATTAGCAGAGCCAATCTTTTCTGTAGCTAATAGACTAGCTGCTCCAATCTTCTCCGCCACTAACACAGCCGCAGCACCTATCTTCTCTGTTGCTAGTGAGTTAGCTGCCCCTATCTTTTCAATTGCCACTGCATTATCCCCACCTGATTTACAAATATCTCTAACTAAATCAGTATGGTCATTACTTAAAGATTGAAAAGCTAGTTGGTTTCCAAAGCCTAGGTTGTGGTTATTATCCCAACCATGGCGATAATTATCCCCAAAGCTAACTACAGATGGAACACCTTCTTTATTAATAACGTCAGTCATTTTAGCTCTCCTTAACAAAATGAAATGCCAACATAGCATTTCCTGTTAAGTTTTCTTTAGAGAGCCTAGCAGGAAGTGTTCTGCATTAATCGTATTTTCTTAATCCTATAATTCTATTTGCATAAAGTTTTACAGGGCGTGGAGCACTTCTATGAGCTTTCCATCCTATGTTTGCACTATAAAATCTATTAGTAAAAGGAATAGGGATTTGACATTCAAACTTAAAGCTAGCTGGGTAGCTTTCATATCTGAGCCATAAACCCTCATCCTCTACACCATACTCAAACAAACGAGTTATTGGCTCTATAGGTTTACCAAACCAATAGAACAAGAAGCCATAAGCATTATTACGATATAACCACATTACACGGCAAACGTAACGCAACCACCAAGATGAGTCATAGTCCGCTTGCGTAGCTTCACGTAGCCATTTAAAGAAACTATCTTTTGCATAGCCATCATACCACCACTCGTCAACAGCATTATCGTGGGTTTGAAAGTACAATAATGGTTTAAGTAAGTAATCACGAGGCATAGTAACTACACCCCCAAGAATTTTCGCTCTATCTGTGCGAAGCTCTTTACGTGTGAAAATAGCTACCAATGGATTAAGCAAGTAACAAGCTACCTCCACTAACAAAGCTGGAATAAATAGAAGTAACCATTTAGCAATATTAATCATAATGAAGCCGCCAATGTAAATAAATTGTCTAAATCTGGGTCTGTTAAACCTAAACCTGCTTTCATGTTTTGCACCAATGGCTGATTACGATATACCTCCGTGGCGTACTCCCATTCAATCTGGTCTGCTTCACTTCCTGAAGCAATAGCTTCACTTACAGTTGACAGTAGTCCTGAATGTAATAATGCTAATCGTGCTTGACGCATTGATACGATTTCTGGAATTGAAGGCTCTGATTCTGGTGTAGGCTTGCGTAGTTCATCAGCCTCTAATTCTGTAATTAATATTAATTCTTTTCCAATATATTCATCTTGTGTTCCATCTGATTCAAATGCAAATACACTATTTTTTTCATTTTTAAAATATTTCATTATCTTAACTCCGCCCATATCCCGATAGCACTGCCTGAAATTGTTAATGAATAGGTTGAGCCATTAGGAACTATTGCAGAGACAAATACACGAGCTGTATTTGTTGCGTTTGCTTGAGTACACATAGTTACTCCGCCTACTATCAAAGAATAATTACTTGCCGTTGCGGCTGTATTAGATGAAATAGCAACCTGTATTGGTTTTCCCGTTGTATTTGTATAGGTAGTGGACGCTGACCTACTTCCAGTTAAGTCTTGCCATGTCTGTCCCAGCCCTAACACTGTTGCTTTTAAATTAGCAGGGGTAATTGCCCTTGTTGTGTCTGTCCCAGTCTGAGTTTCTGCATCTGTAGCAAGTTCAACTACTCCTGTAACAGTAGTAGTGGCTGCTTGTTTTAGATTAGAGAAAGCCGTAGCAGCGTCACTAGCCCCAGTACCCCCATCAGCAATTGCTAAATCCGTAATTCCTGTTATGCTTCCCCCAGTGATTGAGACACTAGAAGAACTTTGGGTAGCTATTGTACCAAGACCTAATGTTGTTCTTTGAGCAGTGGAGTCTACATCATCAAGAATTGCCCTACCTGCTGCTGTACAAGATATTTCTTCTACATCGCCAGCACCTGCTGTACTTCTCCCTAATAACTTATCTGTAGCACTTACATTCTGAATCTTTGCATAAGTAATGGCATCATTATCGACAGTCCAAATACTACCAGTACCACTAACTGTAATGTCCCCCTTATCTCCATCAGCAATACCAGAACTAGAGGCATTGATTGTAATAGCATCTGTAGTTGCATCAGTAGTAATTGAAATATTAGTACCAGCAACTAGAGTAAGGGTATCTGAAGTTGTGTCAGCTACTACATTAGATTGCCCAGAGACCACAATAGTGCCAAATAGGTTTTGGTCTCCTGTGTTAGTACCAGATGAAGTACCACTGAATGTGCCTGATTGGGTTGCTAGAGTGCCTAGCCCTAAAGCAGTTCTAAAATTAGAATCACTTAAAGCATCAACAGTATTATCTGCGTTAATTCTTGGGAATGTTATAGCACTTGGATTTGTAAGAGTAAATAGATTTGCACCAACTGTACTAGCCCCTAGAGTAGTTCGTTGGTCAGCGACTGTGACATCATCTAGTAAATCTAACCCAACAGTTGTAGGATTAACTGTTGCAAACTCATCTAAGTTAGCAGAGTAAGCCTGTACCTCAACTCCAATATCTGTAGATGTTAATACACTTGCTGCTCCAGAAGCTAAACCAATCCCTAGTTTGTCCGCAGAGCTATCCCAAGTAATTTGTCTTTCTGTAGGAGTTAAATCCCCAGAAGCAAACTCTATTTTTGTTGGTGATTTTATTTCACCAGTAATTCCAGTAAGATTCGTAATAGAGGAGTTTGGTCCAAAGACATCCTCACCAGTAGCTGAATCTCCTGTACCCCCCGGTCCTCTGTATATTGCCATTTTACTTACCTTTTTTAACTGGTTCTACTTCTTTAACTTCTTTTTCTTCTACAACTTCGTATTGAGGATGTTCAAGCATAGAGATAATATCATGCTCATAAATAAACTCATAAACACAGCCAGTTGCTTTATCTTTAAATTTCATTTTGTACCCCTTGAGTAAATTAAATAACCCCCTCAGAACGAAGGGGCTATTGAGTTACACTAGATTACGCAGGCACGGCTAAAGCATATGCTGAGCCATCACGTAGTTCTGAAACACCATACAATGTATCTGCTGTATACAATGTACCCAGATATTCTTGTTTGTATTGTGTTTGTGAACGTACACCAACTTGCTCTACCAAGACAGCAGCATCACGATGACCCATTAAGGCAATACGAGTAGCGGTAGAGCCAGATGTTGTATCAGCATTGCTAGACACAAACACTGGAATACCATACAGATTACCAATTTCACCATTACGGATTGTGTTACCACCACCAACTTCACCAACAAAGGCTTGCTCTGTATAACGAGCTAAACCCATCAAGGTATTACGTGCTGAAGGAGGAATAATGAAGAAACGACCTTCCATTGGCACATCATTGTCATCAAGACGTTGTATTGTACGGCGGATAGCAGCATCAGTTAAAGCACCCACACCAGTGTTAGCACCAGCTACATAAGCAGTAGTACCATCAGCACCTGAGTAAGCACCAGAATATGCAGAAGTACCACCACCACCATTAAAGCCACGACCTAATTGAATCAAAGAAGTATCAACTTGTTTTGCCAAAGCATAACCAGCATCTTCTGTGTAGAAACGACGTAGTGAAGCAAGAGCTTGCACTTCTGTAATATCTTCAATCAGACGAGAGTACTCGTAATGTTGGTCAATCAACACGGGAACATCGCTCTCAGTTGCAGCGATTAATGTTACTTGTGTAGAAGCTGCTTTTAAAGAAGCTGTACCACGAGTAGGAGAAGGGATATGGATTGTATCACCTTTCTTACCAGTGAAGTTCATTTTCTTAAATACATTAGCCGCTACAAGTGATTTTTTGTAAGCAGCAATAATCTCGTCACTCCAAATCTCTGGAATAAAGGTTGCTGCGGTTATATTTGTTACGTGATTAGTACCTAAAGCCATGATAATTTCCTTTTATAAATGTTTTAAATTGTTATCCGTTGATAACTCGACCATCACGATAGGCTTGCTCAATCTCTGGAGACATAGCAATATATCGGTCATAATCTGTTTGCATAAGTTTAATAATATCGGACCTGCGATATTTTTTCTTAGCAGACGTTTCAGTGGAGCCTTGTGTGTTCACAGAAGCCGCTTTAAGTTGTTTGTCTCTATCAACTTTAGAAGTCTCTGCTACTTGTTTAGCTACACCTTTACGTTCTTGCCAAGTTGACAATAGGTCTTCAGCAGCATCATAGTCAAACTGTGTTTCAGCACGTGCATACATCTCTGTGCGAATACGAGAGGATTGAATCCACTCAGCAAAAGCAGGGTCTTGCACTGTCTCCATAAAATCA